GGGCTCTGACCTTTCCCAACCTACGTCGACATCAAAATATAGCTTATAAGCAATAATTCTAAATTATAGCTAATACACTATATTTTTACCCGTTGCTTCGTTCCTGTGCATACGGTTTTTATGTACAATGTGCAGTTTTTCGACAGCCAACAATCTATCTATACCAACCTGTGAGCCCAATTTGTTTGATGGCTTCCTCACTCTGGTGAGTCGATCAGTATGTTACGTGTGCAGGTATCACCCTAGCTTTTTCCACAGCGGTATTTCTAAACTGGCCCGCCAACCTTATGTGTTGGATTGTTTTGCCTTACAGTTTGCCTTTAAGGAATCTTCCTTTAGTTCTGCCTGCTTTTTTATCTGCGTTACTGCCTTGTGTAGGAGTTATACCAGTTTTTTTAGTTGCCCAAGAATCAATTTGTTTTTCAGTAAGGTTTAGATTTGTATCTTTACCTTTGTAGTTTTTAGTTTTTTCTCTAAGAGCATCACCATTAGTCTTCCACTGCTCGCGCTGTGCTTGTCTATTGCGTTCAAGTTGCTCAAGTCTTTCCTGATACTTTTTTTTGCTTGACATGATGTTCCAATAATGCTTGTCTTAGTTTATCTGACCCGCCTACTCTAACATTAATAATTCCGTTATAATACTCATCCGTCTCTAATACACGGCGGTCAAATTGCTCTCTTGCCTCTATGTAGGACATTTCTGCCCGTGATTTGCAAAGGTATAATATTTCTCTTGTGAAGTTTTCTGGGCCTAGTGCAGTGACGTCAGCGTTTAAACGATCTGAAGAACCCCAATAGTCTTTCCAATCGCTTTCCTTATAGCCTCTGCGTTTGTTCTTTTTGCCTTTGAGAGGTGGCTTAGTGGTTTTAAATTTTGCTAGTTTCTTGCCTACGTACTTTTGCCCGTTAGTAGTATTTGTAATGAGATATACAAAGCCTTCGTATTCGTCTGGTATTGATTCAACTGGTTTTCCTTTGTAAGTCCATTGCATGAACTTACTTATTGTGTGCCTTTTTTCTCGTCTTCTTTCTTGGCGTTATATGATAAATGTATTTCATCCATACGTTCTTTAGCAAGTTCTCTTATTTTTCGCAGCCATCTACGACTTGCTGCATGAGTTCTGTGCGAAAGACGTTTTTCAAACGCTTCGTTTGCCTTAAAATATTCTAAATATGCCTTTGTTAGCTGATCGTGTGTGTCGTCTTCAATCATTCTATAATATCAACGTCATTTTCGTAACTTGTAAAGCCGTTTTCTTTAACAACTTTCATTACATAATTTACTCTACCTACTAATTCATCTTTGTGTGAAATAAGGAAAACGTTTTTATCACGTTCTCTGCCCATTTTCTTTAGAACACCTAGTGAATTTTCAACACCAGCAGTATCCATACCACTATCAATCAACTCATCAATGAATAACAAGTTAATGTTCTGATATAAACTTTCCCAAACGTCACGGAATGCAAAGCTCATACCAAGTATCAATCGGTTACGCTCTCCTCGACTCAAGTTATCAAAGTCTAAGTCTTGTCCTAGTTGTGTAATTTCTACATTTAAATCATTTAGGAACAATACTTGATGCGGCAATCCTAATTTATCTAGATAGTACGTAAGACGATTGTTCAAATATGCTAAGTTTTGATCAATAATTTTCTTACGAATAAAACTATCTTTGTTTGTAAGCAGTTTTAACAAAAATTCTTGATGGTCTTTTAAGTTAGTAAGATCATTAACAGGAGTCCAATCAATTTCTTGTAAAGCCTCTTGTGTTAGTTCTTCAATTTGCGAACTGTAAGGATCAGTTTCTTGTCTTTTGTTAGTTAATGTTTGCTTTAGATTATCTACATTTTGACGATGCTCGTACGCTTCTTTAGCAGTTTCATAAAACGTATTAGGACGACCGTTAATATCTCCTATTTCTTTTAGTTCTTTCATTGCTGATTCTAGCTTGTCGGCAACTTCTGTTTGATATGCTAAAGCATCTGTAAGCTCTTTAGCCTTGCGTGTCTCAAGTTCTTCTTTTTTATCGTCGTGTAGTGCTTGTCCGCATGTATAACAAGTAGCATCGTCAAGATTTGCGATGTCTTTTTCAGCCTTTTCAACAGATTTAGTGGCACGCAGTAATGCACTCTCTAATGTGCTTTTTTCTTTATTAAGAGCCGTAATTGCATTATTAAGTTCATTCCAATTTTGCAATTTTTCGTGTGCATCTAATTCTGCATCAATGTCTAAGTGTTCAAGATTAGTTATTGATTGTTGTAGTTTATCAACATCTTGAGCTTTTTTAGAAAGCCATGCACGTTGATTGGCTTTTAGACTGTTAATAGTTTTTTCAATTTTCTCATTAGCAGATTGAATAGCAGTTATTTTTGCTGTTTCTTCTGTAATGTTATCTCTAGTTGATCTTATTTGCTCTTTTAAGGTTTCTGCCTTTTCAGACAAAATAGTAATGCCTAACAACTGCTCAATAATAGCACGTTGATCGTTTTGTCGCATTGACAAAAATGGCTCGGTGTATGTGTTTAGTGCAACAACATGCTTGAACATATCATGGCTCATACCAAGTAAGTCATTAATAGATTCTTGTGTTTTACGACTGTCGCCTTGCGACTCGTCTAGCAGTTCTTGCTCTTGTTCATTGATATAGAACTTTAAAACATTAGGAGAACGTCCTCGCTCAATCCTATAGTCTTGTCCATCCTTCTCAAAGTGTAGGGTGACCAACATTCCTTTGGAATTAGTCTTGTTAATAAGATTATTCCGCTTGATGTTGGTCAGTGCTTGGCCGTACAGTGCATATGACAACGCATTAATAATTGTTGTTTTGCCTGTACCGTTACGTGATCCGGTGTCGTCACCTCCTTGGTCTAAGTTTTCACCAAGCACAAGAGTGAGCTGTTGTTTATTAAAATCAACAGCCTGAGTCTGGTTGCCCACACTCATAAAGTTTTTTACAGTTAAATCTTTAATCTTAATCATTTATAGCTCGTTATAGATGTCTAGCAACAGTTTCTTATTAAAGTTATCAGAATCTATTGCGCTAATTTCGTTTGACACAATTTGATCTACACTTTCAAATTGTGCAATATCAAGTTCGGTTGTAATTTCTTCTATTTGCTTTTGTGGAATAAGAGTAATTTCTCTACAGCCGTGTTGCGAAATGTAAGTTTCTTTAATAAACTGTGCTTCTTCATAACTAATAGGCAAGTCAATAGTAACACGCAAATACATTTTAGGTTTAATAATATCTGCATCAGGTTCTAACAATTTGCTTAGTGTTGTTGTACGATACTTAGGACAGTTCCACCAGTTGATGTACTCAGGTTCTGCACCATTTTCTTTGTCAAGGATCATCATACCACGTTCGTCATCCCATGCATCTGCATAGTTGTGTGGAAACGCATTACCGATGTAATGAATTTTACCTTGTACTTGGCGTTTATGGAAATGCCCTGAAAACACATAATCTTGATGTTTAAAGTGTTGCGGGCGTAAATCACCGTGATCGGGCATTTGCACCATTGCATTCATATAAAAACTTGGAAGTTCAAAATGACCAAACAAATACTTGGCTTCAATATTTTCTATCTTCTTCCACTCATCGCCTACTAACCACGGTACAAGTGCAACATCTTCTTCTTGATATATTTCATCAACAAGTGTAACACCTGGAATATGCTTCCCAAATATAGTTGAACTTACATCACGCTTATCTTTGTAGTACAAGTCATGATTGCCAACAAACATATAGAATTTGTCAAACGCTTTGCCTAGCTTTTCAAGACTGCGAATAGTAGCATCCATAGTAGTAAGGTTAAGACTATTCCTATTATGGTGCCAATCTCCGCAAAAGATTGCAGTTTCGCAATGGTTTTCTTTTGCTTGCTCAATAAACCAATCTACGAATTCTTCACAATCGTCGTTGTGAATTCTGCTGTTGCCTTTAAGTCCGAAGTGTATGTCTGTAAATACTGCTGCCTTTTTAAACAAACTGAATCCTCTTTTATAGTTCTATGTATTATATGGTAAAACATGTTTAAAGTCAATGGGTTAATTTAACCATTTCCAAGCTCTTTTTCTCTTTTGACTGCTGCTTCCCATTCGCCTTGGTGTTGTCTTGTATATGAAGGGTTCATATCGTTCATTTCCAGTATGTCATCTCGTATGTTTTGGTTGCGTTTTTCAATATTGATAACACGTACAAATGAGTTAGTAACGGCTGCTGTGTAGTATGCAAACGGATTATTAGATTTGCTTTCGTCAAATTGCAAACCAATCTGTGCCAATTGGAGGATTGCTTGTCCTCGCATTTCGTCATTGTAGGTATATCCTCTTACATTGCCACGGGTAGCATAGCGATCACATAATTTCATCCACATGCGAGCAAGTTTTTCAGTGGCCTGTCCTTTTTTAAGAACAAAATGTCCATTTTCCATTCCTCCATGCCAGTGGCTTTTGCCTACGCATACTAGTTCGTCATTGTCATTAAACTTGTAGTGCTGGAATGGAGGAAAGTTTAGTTTAACTTTTGTATCTGCTACTGTTTTAGGATTCTTTTTGCGTCCAGGCTCGTCCGGAATGTGATCAAATGTCATGATACGAAAAATTAGTTCTGTTTTTTCTATTTTTCTGTAATCTACTTCGCAATCTGCTTGTTTTACTTTTTCGCCAGCAAGTTTTCTTGTTTCATAATCTGCCTGACTCAGTCTTTTTGCTTTGTTTCGTTTTGCTTCTGCTATTGTTCGAATATTGATTTTTTCTATATCTGGCAGAATAATATCAAACTGATTATAGCTGTCTTCAGTAAAACTGCAAAAGCTACTCTTAGATTTGTGTATTTCTGCTAGAATGTCTTTGTTGTTTAAGTAGTTAGTTTTCCTCATAGGTTCTCCAATAATTAACACTATTATAATATACGCACATAATTTTGTCAACTAAATAATGTATAAGGAGACAAAAAGAAATGGCAGTTACAGACAGATTTGGTAATCCAGTTAGGGATAGTAGCGGTAACCCAGTTACATCAGGTAACGTGCGAGTGCCGACACCTGGCCAGTCTAGCGGCACAGTTGCATCTGCTTCTGTTGAGAATATGGTAGGATCTGCTGCATTAAAAGTTGGCGAAGGATTAAAAAATGCTGTTGTAGGTACTGCTAAACAAGCAGTAACAGATTTTGTCTCTGACACAGGATTTGGAAAAGCACTAAGAGCACTAAATTTGTTGCCTGGTGCTATGCCCACAGGGATTTCTTTCACAGACGGAAGCTGGGGCTCAAACAATGAACTTGATTGGCGAGTTCGATTAAGTGTTCCTTCCACTTTTGCAGGTAGTCCTTTATTAAAACCGTTAGCCGAAACAGGCGGTATGATATTTCCTTATACACCACAGGTTTTGATTAATCATAGGGCAAATTATAACGCGATTTCTCCCATACATAGTAATTATTCATATTTTGCTTACCAGAACAGTGAAGTGAGCGAAATGACAATTACAGGTGATTTTTTAATAGAAAATGCACTAGAAGGAGAATATTGGATTGGTGTTGTACATTATTTAAGAAGTGCTACAAAAATGGCATACGGAAATACCAGTAACCAAGGTGCTCCGCCACCGGTTGTAAGACTAAATGGTTACGGCGACTATGTTTTCAAAAATGTGCCTGTTATTATTACCAACTTTACAGTTCAACTAGATCCAAATGTTGATTATATCCAAATTGGTATGGGAGCAAACGGAAGTTGGGTTCCAACCAGTAGCACAGTTTCAGTAACAGTACAACCTATCTACAGCAGACGACAAGTTACACAGTTTAGTTTGGATGGATTTGTTAGGGGTGATTATGTTCTAGGCGGTAAAGGATTTATCTAATGGCAAACTATGATAATTCAAGTCCTTGGTTTAATACAAAAACAAATGGCGAATATTTAGATGTTTTAAAAATTCGTCCTGTACCAGCCGAAAGCGATGACATACTATATACTATAGAACCACAATACACTTACCGTCCAGATCTTCTTGCTTATGATTTATACGGCGATAGAAAATTATGGTGGGTATTTGCACAAAGGAATATGAACACTATAAAAGATCCTGTGTATGATATAATAGCAGGAACACAAATTTATCTTCCTAAGGGCGATAGTTTAGAACGTTTGCTAGGAACTTAATATGGCAGCAGTAACAGATAGCAATGGCAATCCTGTCAGAACATCATCGGGCCAGCCTGTAACAACAAAACCTAATTCGGGAGCAAACTCCGGAACGCAAAGGACTGCTGCTTCCTTGCAAACATCTGGTAACATTTCTATAAACGGTGTGGCTAGTGCAGTTGAAGGTGCTGTTGCAGAAGTTGCAGGTGCTGTTGCTGCGCCTGTAGTGCAAGCAGCCGGACAAGTTACACAGTTTGCAAGTGCATTGGGCGGAGCATTTTCAGGCGCAGGGTTCGGAGGACTGAGTGGATTGTTGAACGGTTTGTTTGCAGGATTCCCACCATGGCCAAACGACTTAGAACAATACGCAAGTTACAACTATATTTTTACATTATCATGTTTAACAAACTTTGAACTTAATCTTCCTGATTTTACTTATAGACTATTTGGTCCAAGAATTGTTGTTTTACGCAGTGGCGGCGCCTCTGATAAAATTCCTACCTTAACAGAATTAGGCGGTAAGATGGAATTTTATATTGACGATGTTGAAATTACTTCTTTGATTACACAAACTCCAAAAACTAAAAATAGTTTTGCAGCTCAGTTTGAATTTAAAGTCTTTGAACCATATAGCATGGGACAATTTTTAGAAAATTTACAAGTAGCAGCACTTGCAGCAGGACACAAAAACTATATTGATGCTCCTTTCTGTTTAAGTTTAGATTTTATAGGTTATGACGATGGCGGCAACGTTGTAAAATCAAGAAAAAGCACAAGACATTTTCCTATAAAACTAGGACAAGTAACTTTTAATGTTGCAGAAGAAGGTTCGACATATTCTTGTACTGCTATTCCTTGGGTAGAAACAGGAATGTCAGACGAAGTGCAAAAAGGCAAAACTGATATGACCATTACTGGTAGAACAGTTGAAGAAGCATTGCAGTCAGGCGCCAACAGTTTAGCAACAATTTTAAATACTAGAATGCTAAAAAATGAGCAAGCAAAGCAAGTTTCAAAAGCAGACAAGTTTGTTGTTATGTTTCCTACAAAACGATCTTCGCTTGAAGAAAGTATATTAGGAAAGAAAGAAGATAGTGAAGGTGCTACAAAAGAAGGAGAAATCCGTAAAGAACCTTTTGAAGAAGAACGTAAAAAAGAATTATACGAAAGTATAAAAGGCATACAAAACGGAGAAGTTCCTGCAGACTTTGACAACCAACTAAAAAGTATGCTAGGTATTACTATTACTCGATCAGAAGTAGCAGAAACTATTAGAGAATATGTTGAGAAAGACGAAAATATTAACAGTATAGGAAAAGCAAAACTGGTTCCTAATGTAAATGAATCTAACAATTATCCTCCAATTGGCGGCTTAGGTAGTACAACTGAAAAAGATAAAACGCAGTTAGATAGACAAAAATTGCAAATACCTAGAGGTGTTAAAACTTTTCAATTTAAAGTTGGCACAAAAATTAACACAATTATTGAAGAAATTGTTATTGCAAGCGATTGGGGACAGCAGTTAAAAGAAAGACTAAAACAGCCTGATCAAAACAATATGGTTGAATGGTTTAAAATTGAAACTTTGTGTTTTAATATGATGGACGGTAAAACAGTAGATGCTACTGGTACTACTCCTAAGGTCTATGTTTATAGAGTTGTTCCGTATATGGTTAATGCAAGTATCTTTGCATCTCCAAGCTCACCGCAGCCTAACCAAAAGAATTTAAATATGCAGGCTGCAAAAGAATACAATTACATTTACTCGGGAAAAAATAAAGATATATTAGATTTTGACATAACTTTTGATAATGCATTCTTTGTAGCAATTGGAGCCAGCAGAGGTCAAAATAATGCAGGATCTAAACAAGCTGGGCAAGGCGGCACAGCAGCTACAGACGGAGAAGCACCTACAAAATTATCTGAAGGAACGCAAGGGGACGGTTCTGTAAGTGCAACTGGTCAAGCTAAAGTAAAAGAAGTTGAAGCACCAACTACAGGTAAAGTAAGTTCAGGAAGTGAAAACAATTCTACACAACTTGCTAGAATGTTTAATGACGCACTAGTAAATAGTCCTGTTGATCTACTCCAAATAGATTTAAAAATATGGGGAGACCCTTATTACTTGAGTGATAGCGGCATGGGAAACTATATTGCATCTCCTAGTTCTTTTATAAACATAACAAAAGACGGAACAATGGACTATCAGAATTCTGAAGTTGATTTACGAATGATTTTTAAAACTCCTACAGATTATGGTCCTGATGGCTGGATGGATTTTCCTGGATTTGGATTAGCACCTGTAAAAGCATTTAATGGCTTATACAAAGTATTACAAGTTACAAGCAACTTTAATGGCGGACAATTTACACAAAACTTAGTTTGCACTAGAAGACGCAACCAAGAGACAGATGTCAAGGCGACCGGAGTTAAGGGCGATAACGCTGTTGTTAAAGAAGGCGCAAAAGAAAATAAAATTGATTCAACAGATCCGTCCATACCATAGAGAGAGAAACAAATGGCCCAAGAAAAAAGAACAAGTGATTATGCTCAAAAAGGCGACCCAGGTCCGTTTTTAGCAAAAGTTATTGGACATACTGATTCTACATATATGGGTATGCTAGAAGTAGAATTGTTGTCTCTAACAGGAACTGGTAACAACTCACAAACATCAGGCCAAACAGCATTTGTAAAATACATGAGTCCGTTTTATGGAGTAACACCATTTAAAGATTTGTCAAAAAATGCAACTTATGCAGATACTCAAAAATCTTATGGTATGTGGATGGTCCCGCCTGACGTAGGAAGTTTAGTAATGGTAATTTTTGTTGAAGGAAATTACTCTAACGGTTATTGGATCGGTTGCGTTCAAGATCAATATATGAATTTTATGCTTCCTGGAAATGCAGCAACAACTTATAACAGTACAGATAAGTCTAAAGCACTACCAGTAGGCGAGTACAATAAGCGTTTAGAAACAGGCAAAGGCGGCGATCCTACACAGTACATTAAACCGGGTAATACTGATGCCATTGCACAGTTAAAAAACGCAGGTTTAGACGGAGATCCTATAAGAGGAACAACAACATCAAGTGCTAGACGAGAATTGCCTAGTATGGTATTTGGAATTTCTACGCCAGGTCCATCAGATAGAAGACCAGGCGCACCAAAAGGAAAATACGGTACAAATGAGGCTACTATAAATGTACCTTTTAGTAGATTAGGAGGAAGCTCTTTTGTTATGGATGACGGAGATCCTAATCTAGTTAGAAAGAAACCTGCCGGTGGTCCTGAAGCTGGACCGCCAGAGTATGCTTCTATAGAAGCAGGTGAAAAGGGAGATCCTACATTACCTGCTAATGAATTAATTAGATTAAGAACTAGGACAGGACATCAAATTTTGATGCACAATACCGAAGATCTAATTTACATTAGTAACGCAAAGGGCACTAGCTGGATTGAAATGACGTCTAACGGAAAAATAGACATATATGCAGCAGATAGTGTAAGCATACACACAGAAAATGATCTAAACATTACTGCTGGCAGAGACATTATAATGAAAGCAGGTAACAATATCTGCTTAACAGCTGGAAACGATGGCAGAATAACTGCTGCTGCCGGCACACACATAAATTCTAAAACCCATACAGAAACAGCACCTGACGGAATCAACATGAATGGACCAACTGCTACTCCTGCTTATCCACCGTTTAGAACACCTCAACATGAACCATGGACAGGTCATGAAAACTTAAATCCTTTAGAATTTGTACCAGAAAAAACTAGTGCAGATCCTGAGGATGAAAACGAGTTAGATGCAGAAACAGCAAATAACTTTGTTGCTGAGCCTGCGGTTATACCAGACACATTTAAGAAGGGCAAATAATGGCTGCTATACACAGAGATACAGATGCAAGAAGTTGCGGCGCAACAACAGTTGTTGCAGGACAGTCTAATGTATATGCTAACAATTTGTTAGTATCAGTGGATGGAGATCCCAACTCGCATGGCGGAGGCGCATTAAACGCAGGATCTAATAAAGTTTTTATTAACAATATTGCAGTGGTAAATCATACACCAGATGGAGCAGCACCAGATTCTTTGTGTGCTCCATTAGGAGGTTCTCACTGCGGTCCTGTAACTGCTCAAGGCAGTCCTGATGTTTTTGTAGGTGATTAATAAGGTTAAATATAGTTATGAGTACAAGAGAAAAAGGATTATATAAACAAGTAGTTGTTAAGGGAAATAACAAGGCCCAAAACACATCACCTGGCAGCAGAGCTTATAGAGGTTTAAGCACTGTAAATCCTGATAACTCCACTTATGTACTCTACGATATTGCACTTATTAAACAAGATATTATCAATCATTTCCATATAAGGCAAGGTGAAAAGCTAAGTGATCCTGAGTTTGGAACCATTATATGGGACGTTTTGTTTGAACCTTTAACACCACCTATTCAAGATGCTATTGTTAATAATGTATCAAAAATATGTAATTACGATCCAAGGGTTCAAGTTAATAATATTACTGTAGATAGTTACGAAAGCGGCATACAAATCGAATGTACATTAACATATCTTCCTTATAATATCTCAGAAACTATGCAATTGAAATTCGATGAAAGTGCTGGATTTTTTAATGCATAATTAACTACGCACTTTTCTAAATCTAATAAATATCAATATAGATCAAGGAAAGCACAATGTCATCTACAGATAGACAAAACAGATTACTTTTAGCAGAAGATTGGAAGCGTGTATATCAGAGCTTCCGTAACGCAGATTTTCAAAGTTATGACTTTGATAACTTGCGTAGAACAATGATTAATTACCTCAGAGAAAACTATCCTGAGGATTTCAACGACTATGTAGAATCTAGCGAATACTTAGCACTAATAGATTTGATAGCATTTTTAGGGCAAAATATTGCTTTCCGTATTGATCTAAATGCCCGTGAAAACTACTTAGAATTAGCAGAACGCCGCGAAAGTGTATTACGTTTAGCAAGATTGCTTTCCTATAATCCAAAGCGTAACCAAGCAGCAAATGGTCTTCTTAAAATAGAAAGTGTTTCTACGTCAGAAGATATTGTCGATTCTAACAATGTAAATTTATCAGGCCAAACAATTATTTGGAATGATCCTTCAAACCCAGATTGGTACGAGCAATTTGTCAAAGTATTAAATGCTGCTCTACCAGCAAATGGAACATTTGGCCGTCCTATCAAAAAAGATATTGTAAATGGTGTTCCAACAGATCAATACAGAATGCTTAGTACAAATACTGAAATTCCTGTATATGGGTTCCAAAAAGCAATTGATGGTAGATCAGTAAGATTTGAAATTGTCAGCACTGACGTTGTTGATGGAGTAATTGAAGAAGAAGCACCGTTTCCAGGAAACAATTTTGCTTTCCTTTACAGAGATGACGGCCGCGGCCCGGCAAGCTCTAACACAGGATTTTTCAGTCACTTCCGTCAAGGAACAATAGACGAAGGCGTATTCAATATTAATAACCCATCCACTAATCAAGTTGTAGCAATTGATGCTGTTAATATAAACAACAAAGATGTTTGGCTTTACAAGTTAGACAGTTTTGGTAATGAAAATGAACTTTGGTCTAAAGTAGAATCTGTTGAAGGTAACAACGTAATTTACAACAGTTTAAACAAAAATATACGCAACATTTATAGTGTTTTAACACGAGTCGATGACAGAATAAGTTTAATTTTCTCAGACGGTGTTTTTGGTAACTTACCAAAAGGAGCATTTAGAGTTTATTACAGAACAAGTAGAAACGAAACAATGGTTGCTAACCCTGATGATATGCGTGGAATAAGTGTTAATATACCTTATCTAACTAAATCAGGAAAAGTAGAAACTCTATCAATACAATATGAATTAAAATACAGAGTAGATAATGCGTCTGTTTCTGAAACAAACGCAAGTATTAAAGCAAATGCACCATCTACTTATTACACTCAAAATAGAATGGTAACTGCCGAAGACTACCAAATTGGTCCTTTAGGTGTTAGCCAAGAAATTATTAAGGCAAAAAGTGTTAATAGAACAGCAAGTGGAATAAGCAGATACTTTGACTTAATAGATGCAACAGGCAAATATTCTAAAACAAACTTGTTTGGCGTTGATGGAGCAATTTATAAAGAATACTTAACACCTAAAGCATCATTTACATTTGTTACAAGAACAGATGTTGAAGGTGCTATTGTTAATACTATAGAACCTATTCTCAGCGATAAAAAAGTTAGAAATTATTATTATGATAAGTTTCCTAAAATTAGTGTAAGTGACCTGGGAGTTAAATGGACACAGTCGAGCACAGCTACTAATTTAAGCACAGGTTATTTTACAAACAGAGAAGGTCTTAAATCACAACTAGGAACATATACTTCATCTATATTAAGTTTAATTGTTCCCGGAACACTTGTAAAATTCTTACCTCCAGAAGGAGAATATTTCTTACCAGACGGAACGTCAGCACCAGGAATACAAGGTCAAAAAAATGTTACAGAGTATAGATGGGCAAAAATTGAAAGTGTAGATGCAGATGGTACTGTAGTAGCAGATGACGGAACAGGGCCTGTGTTTTTAAACGACATAATTCCATCAAACTCTAGACTAGTAGAAATACGTCCTGCTATTTCATATGAATTAGAATCTGATGTAATTACACAAGTTATTGATCAAATATTTGCTTATAAAACATTTGGTTTGAGATTTGATAGAAATAAACAAGCCTGGAGACTTGTAACAGAAAATAACCTAAATGTTGCAAACGATTTTAGTATTGGTAAAACAGGCGATGTAACAAACCAACAACTTGATGCAAGTTGGCTGTTACTGTTTGAAACTGACGGTGAAAAATATACTATTACATATCGCGCCATGCGTTATATATTTGAAAGTGATAAAGAAATACGTTTCTATTTTGATAGTAGCGATAAAATTTACAATAACCTAACAGGAAAAATTATAAAAGACAAGATTAAAGTGATGAGTATTAATACTATACCTGATGATACTGTACCATTTACAGTAGATTT